CTGTGATATAGATTGGCTTCCGAATGGCGAGGAACTTGAAGACCCGATACTTGATACAGTATGGGCACCAGAGCTGACCTGGCATCCGTTCGAGTCTCTTCTCAGTCGATGGTCGGTAAGCCTTCCTCCCAGAGACGACTTCAACAGGCACACCTCTAGCCTTGATTTCCTTAGCGTAAGAGATTGCGTCAGTTGGTTTGTCGCCTATGAACTTCCGAACTTTCTTCTTGCCCTCTTCCCAAAAGAAGACCTTCCAGATGTTTTCCATGGGCGCCTCGCGTCGTGTAATACCATTATAATATCCTAGACCTCAGATGTCAATGTGCAGTTTTCAGTCGTTGACAACTTGGGACTAAGATATTATAATGGGATATGCCCGGTTGGGACTGAGGGCTATTCCCCCCAGCCTGATGCCTCAGCCGGGCACTCCATAGAAAGGAGGTGATAAAGATGGCGAGCATTACTGCCAGTGAAGCCGCCAAGAGATTAGGACTGCCTCATCGCGAGGTTATTCGTCGTATTCGTCGAGGTGATATCAAGGCCAAGAAGTGGGGCTGGAACTGGGCTGTAGACGAGGACTCGGTTGAGGTTGCAAAGACTTCCGACTGGTATCAGCGTTCGACTCTACGACCACCTCAAGAACTATCAGCATAATGGCGGAGGGTTATGGCAGAAGACAGCACTGTCAGATTGCTGTCGGCTGTTTGGGGTAACCGTGAAGGCTATGTCTTTCTCCCGTACAAGGATCTATCTCGCGAGTGGCACGAGCCAGCGGGCATCCAGCTAGGTGGATCAGCTAGGTTTGACATCCCTCAGAAGGCGGACGTTTATTTCTGTCCGGTCGTATTCAACCAGCCACGACGTAAGAAGGAATTTGCCCAGCCAACTAACTTGCTGTGGGCGGACCTTGATCCTGTACATCCAGACAAGTGTAGACTTCGACCATCAATAGCTTGGGAATCTAGCCCTGGAAGATATCAGGCCCTGTGGTTCCTTACTACTGATATCCCGGCAGAAGACGCAGCATTCCTGTCAAAGCGAATCGCGTACGCAGATGGAGCTGACAAGGGTGGATGGGATGTAACTCAAGTCCTTCGCATCCCTGGCACTCGCAATTATAAGTATGAGTCTCATCCGCCGGTCAAGCTTCTTTGGGCGCGTCGCGCGGCATATTCTATAGACGAGATTCGAGGATCTTATCCGCCGGTCAATGGTGATCTTCAAGCAACTGAAGAGAAAGAATGGCCGATCGTCGAAGAATTCGCAGTTCAGTCAGCCCTCCAGAATCTACCGACTGGACTTCGCTTAAGGATAACTAAGAAGAGAGAAGGTGCCGACAGATCTCTCGAGCTACAGAAGTTAGCCAGAGATTTGTTGAGACACCAGCTCGATCCAAGCATTGTTGTTCATCTCCTTCAGCGCTCAGTCTACAATAAGTTTGCTGGACGAGCAGATGAACATCGTCAATTATTGAATCAGGTTTCTTCCGCAGCTATAGCGGTCGCTCAGAAGAAGACAACTACCACAGAGTTGATAGTCCCACCTGAGGCTGCCCCTCTAGATGAGATGAGAGTCCACTCTTGGAACTCATTCTTATCTACACCGAGTCATCTACAATGGTTGATCGAGGAGGCTTGGATTGACCAAACAGTTGGATTCATTTCAGGGCGATCTAAATCTTACAAGACTTGGCTGGCGCTTGATATGGGTTTGTCCATCGTGTCAGGTGCTCCTTTCCTTGATCGGTACCTCGTCGGTAGAACGGGACCTGTCATCCTCGTACAAGAAGAGGATCCGCTGCCCGTCTTGCAGGAACGACTTCGACTTATCGGTAAACACAAACACATGCTTCCTTCAGCACAGTATCGTGCAAGTGAGCAAATCCTCAGAGTCCACTATCCCGAGTATCCCCTCCATATCATTAACTTACAAGGGTTTAATCTCGGATCGACTGAGAAAGTGGCTCAGGTTAGGAAGTTAATCGCTGAGACTAATCCAGTGATGGTGATCCTGGACCCACTCGTAGTTATGCTAGGAAAGATAGATGAATATCGAGGAACCGAGGTATCCAGCCTACTCCAAACAATCAAGTTCTGGCGAGAAGAATTTGGCTGTTCTGTTGCAGTTGTTCATCACTGGAATAAGGGCAAAGCCGAAGACGGAGAACGAGGCGGAGAGCATATGTATGGTAGTTTCGCCTTCCATGCGTGGCTCGAGTCAGCTCTTCACGTCACTCCTGTCATTGATGACCAAGAAGAAAAGATCGATACCGTTTTGGTTGAAAGAGAGTTTAAGGCAGCTCCCTCCGGGAAAGCCCTGAAGATCAAATTCAATATTGACTCTGTGAAAGAATATAGCTACGAACCGCTCATCGAGATGTCCACAGAGACTCCGATGGCTCTCAAGGTTCTTGATCTTATCCAACAGACTCCAGGGATTACGACTCCTGAATTGGTTGTAACATCTGGTTATACTCGTCCGAGAATCTCAGAGACTCTCGCGGCTTTGGTCAGGGCTGGCAAGGTTCGTGCAGAACGTGGTGGTGGTCGAGGTAATTCTTCGAAGTACTGGCCACGAGACGAAGTATAAGAAGAGTTGACATTTGGTTTCCAGGATATTATAATACACATGTCACTTGGGACACCACGTATCTTGGAGGACGAATGCCAGTTCTGAATGAAGTTTCTGCAAAGCAAGAGGCCATCCGTCGCGTAATTCATGACGCGCGTGAAGCTGAAGATAAGACGATCATGGGGGCGGCTATTACCCAAGCTAAGGATTTGAATGAAGATGCCTTAGTGAATGTAACTCTTGCCTTCATGCAGACTCAATTCCAAGAGGAACCTCGTCAAGGTCACGTCTTCCAAGCTATGGCGATGATCGATTATCTAGATTCGCTCGGGATGAAGGTTACTTGGAAGGAACACTCTTCCCCTCGTCGTCGAGGGCATCGTGGTTTCCAACCGATGCAGGATGGAATTGATTACGATAGCAGTGAGCAATGAACATCATGAACGATGATCTTTACGTAAGAGCAATGAGAGCTGATACTCTTAGAGAGTTGCAGAGCATTCATGAGGAAGCCAATCGTTTGATTGGAAATAGAGCTCCAGCAGATCATCTTGATATTCTTGTTTATGGGTATACTCAGGGAAGAATAGATGAGAAAATAAAGAGTATAAGTTAGATGAACATCATTGAGGCCATGAAGGCCAAGACCGCGGAGAATCTGGATGACTATGTCGAGAACCCCGCCTGGGTCGCTGAAGAAAAGTATGACGGCACACGCTACCTCGCCTACGTCCGAGGAGATGATGTTAGAATCATTTCTAGGCGAGGAGTTGATAAAACTGATCGGCTTCCTCAGTTATATGCACAATTCATCGGACTTGCACGAACAGATTCTCGGATCGCGCGAGGTGCTATCTTTGATGGCGAAGTTATCGCAGATGGTGGGTTCCTGCAAACGATGTCGCTCGTTGGTTCTCTTGGCAGTCGAGGAATCCACAAAACTGTAGGCTATAAGTACATGGTGTTTGACATTCTTATGATTGATGGGATGTCTATCGGACATAACCCTATGATCAAGCGCCGACAACTTCTTCAGAAGCTGCTAACTCCACCTACTTTGAACATCATGATCACTCCCCAGTTTCCCATGTCGTACGCAGGTCTAGATGAGATCTGGGGGCGCGGAGGTGAGGGTGTCATGATCAAGAATCTACATGCGCCCTATGAGCCAGGAAAGCGATCTCGGTGGTGGCTTAAAGTGAAGGCTGTGGAAACGGCTGATGGCGTGATCATGGGCTTCAATCCAGGCGAGGGTAAGTATTCAGATACCATCGGTTCTATCCAGATTGGTCAATGGGTCAACCCTACAGATGCCCCAGAACATGATCTTTATGAATTAACCCATGTAACTAACATCTCTGGTATGACAGATGAAATGAGATACTCACTAGGACCACAGGATATAGGAAAGGTTGTCGAATTCGCGTATCAGTTGAAGACGAAAGATAGTTACCGACATCCAAGATTCAAGCGATTCAGGCCAGATAAAGATCCTAAGGAGTGTATTTGGGATGGATGAATTCTACTGCGTGCTGCGTCATAAGGATCAGAACTCAGGTCATAGAAACATAATTACGGTTTACTATGACGATCTAGGTGAAGCTAAAGCGGCAGCCGAGAGACTTGCACGAAAGGAGTCTGATAGATTCTATGTGATGAAGACGGTCGCATTCGTAGAACCAACGAAGCCTCCACTGAAATGGAATGATGGTACCTATGTAGAAGACCCTGCAGAAAATCGCTTCAAGGA